TAATGTGTAGATAGTAGATGTGATGGTGTTGTGTGTTCGCTTGGGCTTGGCCGGGACTTGGTAGCCGACAAGCGGCAGCGTTAATGCCCTGGCATTAGCACTAATAATCACCAGCAACAACAAAACCCCTAACTTAACATACCGAACCCCAAAAATTGCGAAGGGTAACTCTTGTTAGTGTTTGTTCGGTCGCAACAAAACTTTGCGTGATGTTCAAGCAGTAGAGCGTAACATAGCAGGTAGCGAGCTAATACTGTCCTTATGCGTGTCCTTATGCGTGTCCCATCCACCCACTTAATAAGCCCTTGTTTTGGGCTTAATAAGGGCGTATTAGGGCTTTAATAACAGGACAATAAGATAAAAAAAAGTCATATCCCCAGCCGGAATCTTTACCAACCCCCCGCCCCCCTTTTGCGTCCGGAGTCCCAGGTACCTCTCCCGATTTCTCATAAAATTTGAAAGATTCTGGACAGTTGGTATCGAGAATACATAAGTGGTTGTTTTGCGGGGGTTTACGATTTTGGGTTTTCGGGAAATTTAGGGATGGGGTGATTTTGGGTGTGTTGATTTTGGGGGTGCGGCGTGATATTGTTGGAATTATTAAATAATTTAATAGTCAGGGGTCGATATGTATGTATAATCCAGACGAAAGGAGTCGATGTGTCCGAGCGAACGGAGTATTACCCGCATTTTTGCTTAGATTGTCAGGTTTTGTTTATATTTAAGCGGGAGTTGCGGGATTGTCCTATGCGGGGTTGCCATAACGTCGTGAACCACCAACGACGGAAATATTACGAGGCGGCAGGGACTACCGTAACAGAAAGGAGCGTGCCGGTTGACAACCAGCGGCCATTCTGAGCGGAATCCGATGTTATGTGCGTGCGGACAGCCGTCGTTTGTTTCAGAGGTCAACGACTGGCCGGAGAGCCCGAATCCTTGCCGTAAGTGCTATTCTGAGCATAGGAAGCGGCCTTATGCGCTGGACGAGGTGTTTAATGAGGTGGATTAAGCGGTTGTTCTGCAAGTCGAAGCCAGCAGAAGCACCGAAAGCACCGGTGTTGCACGTTGATTTGCGGGATATTGAGTTATTGAGGCAGATTCACTTGGCGTTCGCCCAGGGCTGTAATTCATACGAGATTTACCGGACGCCGTCGCCGGAACGCGATTACACCGAGGCGGAGTATCTGGTGAAGGCGTATAATATGGACAGGCAAGAGGTTTTGGAGAGGACGGGGTTTTACATTGGCTGAAATCCTGAAGGTCTATACCGAGGAAGAACTGCGGCGGGTGAAAGTCGGCAAATACGTCGATAGCCATGATTACGGGTTCGAGGAGAAGAAACATTGTTACCGAGACCAGGGGGTATGGCCGCTTTTCAGTCAGTTACGGGCGTTTTATCGCAAGAAATGCACAGACGAGACGGGTTATGTATTCCACGACATAGCTACGCACGTAGCGCAGGTGCAGATTGACACCTATTTATTATTAAGGGCGCGGGGCAAACTGATAGCGGAGCCGATAGTGCCGAGCGACAGTCTTATCGCCGCGGCGGTCGATAACGGCACGGCTGCGGGCGATGAATTGTTCGACTTGTCCGAATTTGGCGGGCAGGGCGAAATCGACCCTATTACAATGATGACGTGGGTTTTTAATAATATGTCCGTCAAGGGCGTTACTCCCAAAGATGCACCCAGCCCGGGCGCGTATGCCTATCTGCGGTTCATACAGAAGAATCAGGACAATATGGTGGATTTTTACACAAAGGCGTTTCCCCGGCTGATACCGGCGAAATCACAGATGGAGAACTCAGACAAATTCAATGATGACAACAGAGCAACTTTTGACCTGCTTGGCCGACTATCGGGCGAAGGCGACGACGGTTCGGGAGAAATACCCGTTTTATAGTTGGGCCTGCAAGAACGTCAAAGGTTACAAAACCCGTGCTGGCAACGTAGCTTTTCGCAAGAAGTGTCTGGAACTGGTGAAAGGCAATGAGGAATACTCGCGCCAGCTTTGGATTATGTGCAGTCGGGACATACTTTTCTGGATTAACACCTTTGTTTTTACATACGACCCGCGCCGAGTGCCGTTTTCGACGGTTGTGCCGTTCGATACATACGATTTTCAAGATGTTGCTATCGACGAACTCAAGCAGGCAATCGAATTGGGCTACGACGGCCTGATTGACAAGAGCCGGACGATGGGCGTTTCTTGGATATGCCTGACGGTTTTTACTTGGTTCTGGATGTTTAAGGATTACGCCTCTTTCCGTATGCTGTCAAGGAATGAGGATTTAGTGGATAAGACAGACGACCCTGACTGCCTGTTCTGGAAGGTATTGTTTATTCTCGAACACCTGCCGTCGTTTCTTCGACCGCCGAAAAACTACATTCACCTGAGCATACTGAATGAGGACAACAGGTCAACCGTTACCGGCTGCACAACGACAAGCGACGCTGCCCGCGGCGGTCGATGCACAGCCCTGTTCGCAGACGAGTTCGCCGCAGTTCCCGATGGCGACGGCATTGAAAAGGCGACACAGGCGGTTACAAAGTGCCGGATATTCAATTCGACGCATCAAGGCGCAAATACCGCCTTTTATAGATTGACACAGGGCAGTATCAAGAAGCTGGTTCTCCACTGGTCATTGCACCCCCTCTATAATAAGGGGTTATATTACTCTGACAAAACCGGCAGAGTTATTCGCTGCGACGACTTCAAAGGCAAAGTAACAGTCACAAGGCGAGAGTTTGACTATCCAGACAACTACCATTTCCGAAAAGACGGCAAGCTACGAAGCCCGTGGTATGACAATGAATGTGACAGAGCTTCACACCCGATGCAGATAGCTCAGGAATTGGATATGGACGCCTTCGCCAGCGATTTTCAGGCGTTCCCAGGCGAATTGATACAGGAAATCGAAAAAGAGGACGTGAGAAGGCCATTTTTAACGGGTATGCTGTCTTTTGATGAGCAGTCACTTGACCCTATCGAGTTCACGGAAGGCGAAAACGGCTTTTTGAAACTCTGGGTCAATCTCGACGCCTATGGCAAGATGCCGGAAGATTTGACCGTCGCGGCGGGTATTGATATTTCAGCCGGCACCGGCGCAAGTAACTCAGCAATCACCTTTGCGAATATCAAAACAGGTGAGAAAATCGGCGAATACGTCAATCCGAACACAATGCCGGAATCTTTTGCTTCAGTGGCAATCGCTTTATGCAAATGGTTCAATGATGCGTTTATGATACCGGATGGCGCCGGACCCGGCAGGACATTCTGCGATACCGTAATTAAACTTGGATACCGCGACCTATTTTACAGGCGAAACGAAGAAGGGTTGACAGTTAAAGTTTCCGATAAGCCGGGCGTTTTCCTGAATCCAAAAGAGAAGCGGATAGTCCTTGAGCGATACCGCTACTGTCTCAAAAATAAGATTTTCATTCAGCGAAGCCACGAAGCGAATCAGGAGTGTCTATCATATATTTATATCAGCGGAAGCGAAATCGAACACAGCTCGGCAAAGAATACAGTTGACCCGTCCGGGGCAGGTGCGAGTCACGGAGACCGCTGTGTGGCCGATGCCCTTGCCTGTAAAGGCGTGGAATTATTGCAGGGCGACAAGAAGTCCGCAACGCCGACGGTCATACCCGTAAACTGCTATGCGGCACGGAAAAGGGACAGAGAAGATAAGCTCAAAGCAAAAAGTATGTGGTAAACCATTTGCTTTACCGATATGATTGATAATATGAATGACTAAATAGAAATACTGGTTCACTGTTGCGGCGGCCACCGTGACAGTGACGCAAGAGAAATTAAGATGAGCAGGTAAGTGCTTACCCACTGCCTGCTCATCTTTTTTTCTGCCAAAAGGAGATTTATGCCTTTTAGCCCGAAGTCGGAATCAGATATACAGCAACTTTCAAAGGCGGTAGGGTATTCTTGGACTTCCCTGCGGCCATTCCGTATGAACCGCCTTGACGTAATCCGCCAGGGTATTGGTTCGCATTATTCAGACAACGGCGCAGATAAAAAAGTGCCTATCAATTTGATAGAACTGGCGATGAACATTTATCTGCAACGACTCATCGCGCAAGCACCGGCAGTTTCCATCGAAACCAAAATCAAGAAACTCAAAGAAGTATGCACCCGATTTGAAGCCGCCGGAAACCACCTTATCAAAGAAATCGACCTCGGCAACACCCTCGAAATGGCGGTTATCGGGGCAATGAACTCAATAGGCATCATAAAGGTCGGCCTGAACCTGTCCAAAGTCGAAGTCGGCGGGATTCTGCACGATAGCGGCCAACCGTTTGCTGATTATGTTTCACTCGACGACTGGATTCACGATATGACAGTCGGCGTATGGGAGAATGTGCAGTTTGAAGGTAATTTTTACTACCCGACAATCGACGAAGCGTATGAAGTTTTCCCAAAAAAAGTCCACGACAAACTTATCCCCCGCAGCCAACGGGTCCAAGAACACGAAACAGACCGCAATCTGTCCGAAGGGTCTGCGACACAGCGAGAGGAATTTATCGAAACGATAAAGTGCCTCGACCTGTTTTTGCCGAAGCAAAATCTCATTATGCGGTGTCAGGCATCCGACGACGACAGCAATCCTATCGGCGATGTGCTGGATTCCTTTGAATGGCTTGGGCCTGAACGAGGCCCGTATCACAAACTTGGATTCGGCAAAGTCGAGAATAATACAATGCCTCTTGCCCCTGCGATGTTGTGGCGAGACCTGCACGAACTGTCAAACGAATTATTCAGGAAACTCCGCAATCAGGCGGAACGGCAGAAAACAATAGGGGGCGTTCCGCGCGGAAGTGAAGCGGATGGCGAAAAGATTAGAAACGCGGACGACGGCGATGTTTTTGTGTTCGATAACCCGAAAGCTATGGCCGAAATAAAGACAGGCGGTATCGACCCCGCCTCACTGGCGTTTTTCCTGCAAGTCAAGGATTTATTCGCGTATCTCGGCGGCAATCTGGATATGTTAGGCGGTTTAGGCCCGCAGTCCGGCACATTAGGTCAAGACGAATTACTAAGTGCCTCCGCGTCAATGCGAATACAGTCAATGCAGAAACGCACCATCGGATTTACCCGCAGGGTAATTGATGATTTACTATTCTGGGTTTGGAACGACCCGTATTCGACTTATAAAGGCACAAAGACATTAAAGGGCTTCGAGGACGTTGTTTCAATCGAAGCACCTTTGCTTCCCACGGACAGGTTAAACGAAAATGACTTTGTGGAAATGAACATCGACATAGAGCCGTATTCGATGCAGAATCAGACGCCGGAAGCGAAATTGCAGGGCTTGCGGACAGTGTTTATGGAAATGATTGCTCCGATGATGCCCGCTATGCAGGCACAGGGGGTATCAATCGACTTCGAGGCGTTCTTCAGGAAGATAGCGAAACTCGGCAACATACCAGAATTGAATGATATTCTGGTTTACGCAAATTCGATAACGCCGGAAAACGAAGGCGAAGAGCCGATAGGTAAACCGTCCGTAACGTCAAGAAATTATACAAGGCGTTCAATTCCCGGCGCGTCAAACGCAGGAAAAAGCGATGTAATGCAGCGAATTTTAATGGGCGGCAAACCTCAAGCCAGCGAAATGGCATCTCTATCAAGACCGACAGGATAATTGAAGGGAAACAACGTGGAGTTTTGCAAGACGCACGAAGCATTTGAATCACGAATCGAAAAAACAGAAAAGGATATACAAACTCTTTATGGAGCAGTTGATAAAATCAGGAATCGGTTGCCGGTGTGGGCTACTTTCCTCATAGCCGCATTAACGGCGGCGGTTGGATGGTTGGTAAAATAAAACGAGGTGATTATGGAATGGCTAAAAAACTTGTTTTGCCGAAAGACGGTAACAGCGTCAAAGTTTATGAACAGTCACGGCAAATGGCAATGGCATATACGAGCGACCAACGGCGAGATTCTATGCCACAGTGAGGAGTATTCGACCAAAAAGGCGTGTGACGATACCGTCAAAATGCTCGACGGGAAAAGGATTCGAGTAATAACGATATGATTTATTGCTACCAATGCACTTGCGGGAAGAAGGTCGAAGTCGTCAAGCCGATGGCCGAGATAGACAGGGTGGAACTCTGTCCCATCTGCCAGTTTGTAATGACGCGGGACTTTGTGGCTGAACACGGCGGCAAAAGACAGGTTCGCGGCGACATCTGGCCGATGGTATCAGACGCGGCGGGTATCAATCCCGGGCAGGTCGAAGAATACAGAAAATACGACAGGGAAATGGGTATCCCTACCGAATACAAAGACAACGAAAGTCCGGTTTTCACAAGCCGGTCGCACAGGAAAAAATACTTGGCCGCACACCACCTGCACGACAGGAATGGTGGATACGGCGACTAAAGGAGAATTTTATGCCCTGGCAAGCAAAAGACGCGACGAAGTTTACGAAAAAGGCGAAATCGTCAAAAAAGAAAAAACAGTGGAAGGCCATAGCTAACAGCGTTTTGAAGCGCGGCGGTAGCGAAAAGTCCGCGATTATGCAGGCAAGCGGTGTGATTAAGACCGCATACAACAAATAGAAACGATAACCCCAAACGAAAGGAAAAAAATGAACAAGATTAAAGCAACGGACAATTTGGCAGCAGACGTTGAAACGAAACCAGTAGAAGAGGTCAAGGTGGAAGTTGTTGCGCCAGCAGAAACAACCGCCTACACCGAAGCGAAAAAGGTCAACGCCGATTTTGACAAACTGCTCGAAAACAAACCCAAAGAACCAGAAATTCCCGCCGCCGAGGAAAAATCCGGCGACGATAAACCTGCCGACGACGATACCGGCAAACCGGCTGACGCTGAAGCCGATGAAGCTGACGAGGAAATTCCAGCCGAAGAAGATGCGCCGAGCAAAGAGGAAATTCAAGCCCTCATCGAGCGCGCCGCAGCGGTCGGCCTGACACAAGAACAGGTCGAAAGTTTCAGCAGCAAAGAGGATTTGGAAAATACCGTGGGTATTCTCGAATCCCGCCATAAGGCAAAGACAACCGAAGAACCCGCACAGGCCGAGGAAGAAAAGCCGTTTGACAGCGGATTAGACCCCGAAAAATACGACGAGGGTTTGATTGCGGCGGTCAATAAAATCGGCAACGAGCTTGTCGCGCTGAAAAAAGAAAACGCCGCCCTGAAAGGGACGGTGGATACTTTCAGCGAGCGAGACAGGCGACAGGCAATCAACCAGCATACATCGTGGTTCGATAACCAGCTTGCCGGCTTGGAAGGTTACGAGGACACTTTCGGCAAAGGGACAATCAAAGACCTTGAAAAAGGCAGCGTCGAGTTCAAAAACCGCGCCGCCCTGGACGAGGAAATGTTCACGATTGCCGCCGGTTACAAGGCAGTAAACCGCCCTGTTCCCGCCAAAGCAGACCTTTTCCAAATGGCGTTAAATGTGAAGTTCCCAGACAAAGTTAAAGGCGCAGTCATTGCCGGGGCCGGGAAGAAACTCGACAGAAGGGCTTCCCAAGCACTTGGTCGCGGCTCAAGCAAGGGTTCGCCTGCAACGGAACTTGAAAAAGCAAAACAGGCAAATAGCGAGTTTGATAAGAAGCTCGATGGATAACAAGAAAGGACGTTTTTTACAATGGCAAGTAGATTAAGAGACCAAGATATTACAGATTTGCTCAATTCAACGATGCCCGCCTATATGGATAAGGGGTCGTTTATTGACATTTCCTCAGAGATACGGAAATTTATCGTTATGCCGTATCTGTTGACCCGCAAGGGCGGCGTCAAGGAAATGTCAAACGGATTAGGCGTAGAACAGACGCTTATGACCGACTTCGGCGGCAGAAGCCGTTGGGTAGGCGAGTTCGAGGAAGATGTCCACACGCTGATGGACCACTTGAAAAAAATGAAAGTTTACTTCAAGCTACTCAACGACAGTATGATTTACACCAAGACGGAAATCGTCGAGAACAGGGGCGAGGCGCGTATCAACAATGTTCTTCTGCCCAGAACAAGGGCTTTGTGGCTCAGAGTGGCGCACACAATGGAAGAAAACTTCTTCGAGACGCCTGATGCCTCGGCAGAACTAACCCCGTGGGGTTTGAAGTATTGGATTGTCAAGAACGCCACGGCTGGCTTCAACGGCGGGTATCCGACCGGCTTTACGCGGATTGCCGAAGTGAATCTGACTGAAGCGCCGACCTTCAAGAATTACACCGATACCTACGTCGCCGCGACAAAGGCCGACCTCATTACAAAGATGAAACGGGCCTATCGCAAGACCTCGTGGATGTCCCCGCACCCGATGCCTGACTTCAAGGGCGATACCAGCGATAACTGCATTATCCTTGTCAATGAGGATACCGCAGAGGAAATGGAAACAATCGGCGAAGGCCAGAACGAGAATCTTGGCCGCGACCTTGCCCCTTACAGCGTAAATAACGGCTTCAAAGGGACGGGAATGCGCCAGAACGACGACGGCGAACTCACGTTCAAGCGCAAACAGATTATCGTTACCGAAATGTTGAACGACGACACCACTGACCCGGTTTACGGTCTGGATATGGACACATTCCACGCCCTGACCTTCTCCGGCGAGAATATGGTTCTCGGTGACTTCGTGAATATGGCCGCAGGCAAACAGCACAGAGTTTGGGCTGCCAACCTCGACCATAAACATCAAACAATCTGCGTCAACCGCAGAAACAACTTCGTTATCAACAAGTAATGGTTCGTCAAAGGACAACCAGAAAGGAAAGTTAGTATGATTAGAAACAATGGCACGTATTTCAAACAGGCGGTAATCAACACCGGCCAGTTTGTGTATTACGGCACAACCGCCCTCAAAAGAGGTCGTGGTATGTGCTATGACCTTGACTACCTGACGACCAGCACCGGTGAACTTGCAGCCGACGCTTTCGGCGCACGAGGTCTGAAGGTAATCGCAGTCCCCTCGGCTTCAAACGCCAATCGGTTTGCAGGCGTTTTGGCTCAGGATGTCAAAGCTGATTCGCTCGGCAGACCCCGGCTCGTTACGCTTCAACTGCCCGGCGGTTGCGCAGAGATAGCCCAACGGGTTATCAGCACAAGCGGCGTAGGCCGCGTAACCTGTATCGTTGACAGAACAGCCGGACAAGGTTTGTCTGGTTTGTTTGGCTGGGGCGGCTTGAATGGCAAAGGTTCGGCAGTTCCGCTTCAGACATTGGCCGCTGCCACTCTCGGCAATCTCGCCATAACCAATTCAGACGGCACAACCGGCACAGGCGTTTACAGTGCGGCTACCGGCCTCACGACCGTATCACTGACCGGCGCAGGCACGGCACTCGGCTATGTAAGCGCGGCAGTCGATGCAAGTGACTACGAATTGACTGTTCTCGGCGGTGCAACCGCTGCGACAGGCACAACCCGCTGCACTCCGGGCATCTACCCTGTCTATCAGGCAACTGGCGCGAATACATTCACCGTAACCGGCAACACCGGCGACGGCGTAATGACCACTTTCCTCACAAAAGTAGGACTGCTTATGCTGGCCTATCTTGAGGACGGCGAGGAATCCGGTTGCGCGGATTATGTCACACCGATAACTGGCGCGGCAAGTCAGTTCCCCTTGAATCAGGGCGGCACGACCTTCATTCTCGGCGGTATCACAATCGCCGCCGATTGCACCGTAAACACCCTTGCCAGCCCGAATTCAATCGGTGGTAACGGTCACGGCGCAAGGAAGGCGTTTAATTGCCTCGGTGCAATCGCAACAGCCAATTACCTTGCAACAGTAACCGCTGGCGAAAAACTTGACGGGACGACAGACATTTCGACCCTCTCGTTTAACGCTGCGGACGAGCACACCGTGCTTACTTATCGCGGCAGTTTCGCTGCCGGCACGACAGGCCGTTGGGGTATTGATGAATCCCAAGGCACGACAATCACATAACAGATTTTCGTTTGGGTTTCGGGACGTTCCGGGCTACTGGGCGTCCCGAACCCAAAAACTTTATTAAAGCCGCAACTCTTGCGGATGTTAAAGGAGTGACAAAAATGAATAAACAGAATACGAGATTGTTTTTACAAGAAGAGGGTGCAACGTGGCTGTATCCTTCACAGCACGTCGTTATTCCACAGGAAGACCTTGGTGTATATTACGAAGGCACGACCAAACTCTATGAGATAGGCGATGTGGCGTTCACACAGAGAGGCAAATTCAGGTATTCACTTTCGTCTGGTATTTGCCGAACTGGACAGGGTGCTAAATTTATGAATGTTATCGGCACTGTCGGTATCGACTATTCCGCTGTGGTGGCGGCACGGCAAGTAGGCGATAAGACAATTACGATGACAAGTGTGGTTGGTCAGGCCGCAAACAGCTTAAAAGGTGGAACTATCACGATTAACTATCTGCCGCCGGATTCTGACAATGCCTATCTGCAAGACCGGACTGTGGTAGGTAATACCGCTTGTGCTGCTGGTGGAACAACGGTGATAACGCTGGATTACGCATTGACTAAGGCATTGACAACGGCTTCGTATGCTTTTGTTATGCCTAATCCTTACAGCAACATCGCCTATGACGCTGGTTCAGGCAATTCGGTTGCCGGGTTCCCGGCTACCTATATTTCTGCTACTGGACATTATTTCTGGTTGCAGACAAAAGGAAGAATATGGGTTGCCCCGCAAGGCACGGTTGGAACGACCGCCTATGCAAGACAGATTGTTTTCAGGCACGATGGTTCGATTGATATACACGATGTTGCTTCGGCAACAGCGAAATACAATCAACACGCTGGCTTCATCATTGACAACAATGCTGGGGCAAACGGCGCGACTGAGATTTTCTTTAACTGTGATATTGACTAAAGCGAATGTGGGGCCGGAACTGCTCCGGCCTCACTTTTTCTATAGTAATGGAGCAATAAAATGAGTGAATCAGACGACATATTTAAGAAAATGTTAGATGTTGAAGAACTGCCCGTCAGATTAACGGAAAGATACCGAAAATTGAGTATCCTTACTGAAAGGATGGGTGAGACAATATCTGTTGTGGATATGGCAAATATAGCTTTGCTTTGCGGTTACGACTCTGATGCCAAGCAATTTACTTCTTATGGAATAATGCCAGTAATAACAATAATCCCCTAACCCCCAGACGAAAGGAATACAAAACAGTGAGTTGGAATAAAGAAAAACAAAAGGCGTACTATCTGGTTAATAGAGAATCGGTGTTAAAAGCAGTAAAGGAATACGCTCTCGCTAATCCAGAAAAGATAAAGGCAGGGAATCGTAAACACAGAGCGGTAAAGCGAGGGGCTCGCCACGAGCAATATCTTGACAGTTGCGTTTTCGACCGAGATGGATGGGTTTGCGGGATTTGCGGACGGAAAATCAACAAGCGATTGAAGTATCCGCACCCCCGCTCGAAAAGCATAGACCACATCGTCCCGCTTTCTAAGGGTGGTAGCGATTCACCCATAAACGTCCAAGCGGCTCATTTACGATGCAATCTGAGCAAAAATGCCGGAAGTGGCGGGCAATTACGGTTGGTGGGATAAAACAATAAAACCCAAATGAAGGAGTTAAAAAAATGACAATAGAGCTTAGCGAAAAGATGAGCGCAGTAACAAAAGAGATGTATTGTAGGATGTTGGGGTTGAAGGAACTGCCCGATTTCTTAGTGCAAGAATGGTTGTCCGTGAAGAAGCTGGTGGATAAGGTGGACGGCGTTTTAAGCCCGTTCGACTTGGTGCAGATTGCTTTGCGGTGCGGTTTTGACGTGGAGACGATGACTTTTCAGCGAATAACTGCTATTGCCCCCGAAATGCAGGCCAAAATCGACGAACTGGACGTGCAACCGCCTACGATGCCCCAAGTTGAAACTGACCCTGCCGATGCACCGGTAGTAGAGGAAACCCCAGAGCCGAAGGCAAAGAAACCCGCCCCCGAGCCGGTTACAGGTCTGTCAATGGGTCAAGAGGTTGAGATTTTCTTGGACGACGAGATTGTGAAGGGCGTAATTGTCGGCCTGCCGAAAAAAGGCAGCGACGTTTACGATGTTGAAAGCGGCGGCAAGGTTTACAAAATGCCAGAAATGGAAATTGATACATAGAGGCGAAATATGGCTGAAAGCACACTTGCGACGACAATTACAGAGTTACGCGACGCTGTTGCGGAGTATTTGGGTTTAACCAACTACACCGGCTGCTCATCGACCGAAGAAGATAAGGTTGACAAGATTATCAAGAAGGGCTTGCGGCAGTTTTACTTCCCGCCGCCAATAGGGCAGGAGCCGCCGTATCAGTGGAGTTTCCTGAAGCCCGTCTGTCAACTGACGACGATTGCACCTTATTCGACCGGCACGATAGCGGTTGTGATAACAGGGACGACTGTAACGCTTACAACTGGCGTATGGCCGTCGTGGACGGCTACTCACGGCACTTTGGTAGTCAATAACGCCGAATACGAGATTGCCTCACGGACGAGCGATTCACAGATTGAATTGTCCGCGGATTGGACAGAGGCAACAGAAACGGCAGAAACCTTTGTGCTGGAACACGATGCGAATTACGACTTGCCGGACGACTTCGGCGGCATTGAAGGCAATATCACGTTCGTCAATGACGCAAACTCAAAAGCACCGATACGGCTTGTCGGCGAAGGTGAAATCAGGCGTTTGCGGGCTTCTGAGCCATCAACATCGGCTACTGACCCGGAATTTGCGGCAATCAGGCCAAAAGAGCAGACAACGACCACGACCGGACAGCGATTTGAGATTATCTTCTGGCCTGCCCCGGACGAAGCGTTCACGCTCGAATACAAGAAGGTCATTCTGCCATCGGCACTTGTAACGACCACGGTAACGCACCCTTACGGCGGGGCAATCCACGCAGAGACGTTAGAGGCCAGTTGTTTGGCTATGGCGGAAATGCAGGACGACGACAAACGGGCGACCGGCGTTCAGATGAAGTATTTTATCAGCCGATTGACTGCGAGTATCCAGGCGGACAAAAAACAGCTTGGAATCGAGTATCTTGGCTACAACGGCGACAACAGCGACGCATACGCTTCGACCCGATTCGACCGGCAAAACAACCAGTGTCACCCTATTTACAAAGGAATCACTTACTGATTATGTCTATTAGCCGCCTTCAGTTTAATGGCATTGACGGACATATTGATATAGGCAACGACGATGCGTTCAATATGGCAACGAGCGATTTCAGTTTATGTTTTTACGGTTCTATTCCCACGGGAACTTATTGTCTATTTGATTTGTTGAATATTAACTGGAAAGGTTGGTATTTAGAAACATTTTTAAGTGGCGGAACATATTACCTTAGTTTTGTTTATGCTGTAAGTAGTATAAATTTTGGATACCACGATACGGCATATACTTCTGAGACAAATCATTTTTATTGCTGGACTGTTAATAGGGCAACAAAGACTGTTTCTCTGTATATTGATTCCGTTTTAACAGCGGCCACTGATACTGGTGCGATAACGACTGATGGCTCTATTTCTAATACTACGGGTTTTTATATTGGAATGGAATGGCGCGATACTGCGTTACCTCCAGCGTTTCAATTTCCATTTTCGGGAACACTCGGCAATGTTCTTATTGCCAAAAAAGTGTTATCAGAGGCGGAAATAGGGCAGATTTACAATGATGGCGCAGGTACAACATTTGACAAGACATTTGTGAATTCGCTTGGCGTTGACTGTTGGTATATGAATTTGAACGAAGGGTCAGGAAATCCCTCTGGCACTAAATACGTATTCTCGACCGATACAGAATCGGCTTTGAATGGAACAATGACGAGTGGGGTGTCGTGGATAGCTGAAACAATCGCAAAAAAGGAGAGCAGTATGAGTATGGAAAACAACATATACACAGGCGGCGGAATGGACGAAAAATGTGCGGTAAAATCACTTGTCGGTATTGCGCACGGACTACAAAACCTGTTTGTGATTTCCGGTCTGATACAGGTAGTTGAATTGGTCGGTATAGTCAAGACGGCGATTCAAGGCGCAAGTTGCCTTATCAATTACAGTATGGACCCGACTTCGCCCGCAGGCGATACTGTTTTCGGGACAGACGGAACGGCGGTTGAAATGAACGCCGCCGCAATCGGCACAATTATCACTTGGGCGGGCGTTGTGGCGGCTGATTTGGTGATTACAGCAAACGGCGTGGCTTTGGGTATGCCTGCACCGAGATTGCTACTGCCTACCGGTTCGCTTGAACTTGCGGCGGTGAACGCGGGCGGAACAGCCAAAACAGGCGATATTGACTTCTACATTCGGTATAAACCAATGATTGCAGGCGCGACCGTCGTTGCGGCCTAAAGAAAGGGAATCTATGATTTCGACCATTATTTACAGAGTATTAACGAGTCCTTACGTGCGTTTTGTCCGAGTTGCAGACGGATTTGTCTGGAATGTGGCAACCAGTTTAATGTCCGCCGTAACCGCTTGGGGCGACAGCGATACCGCCTTGACGCGGGACACCACCTATATCGGCGGCACACCGATAACGATACCGACTGCCCTTCCAGCAGGCTCATACGATATGCTGATTTATGAAGGTGCGACGCCAGCGGCAACCGATTCCGTCGTTATCGGCAAAAGAATCGAATGGAACGGCAACCAGATTATCGGCGACCCCAGAGACATATAGAAAGGGGGCTGTATGAGAATATCGTTCCCAATTCAGGGGCTTAATGAGGGTTTGCCGTCCTCGACACAACCAGACCGGACAGCATTTCTGTTACGGAACTGCCGCGCTTTTTCAGTAGAGAACGAGCGCCTCACTGGCGGCCAGCGGCCCGGTACGACCAAGCAATACTCGACCCAATGCGGCCTCGATGGGGCAACTGCCCATCCAATACTTTTTTGCGCGCAAGTAACTTCGACCTTCATCCCGGCGGTAACGCCATAGAGGAAATATGTCTGGTACGTTGTTTGAACATTGGGACACTTCGCCGGTATGGAATCCACACGGCAACGGATACGGCAACTTGTCTTACGGTGAGTCGCCGGAAGTCGGTCTTGTCCGTTTCGATTTTTACCAAACAATAATCGCTCAATCAAATCACAGCATCACTTCTGTGAAGTTGGGCTTGTATTTTCAGGATTCAAATGGACAACACGACATCGTGGTTGTCATAAAAGAGTGCGATGTAAATCATCAGCCGACTGGCTCTGCTTTGGCGACCGCAACCGTAAGTAGTATTTCATTGCCACAAGCCCCGCCACAACCAGCAACGGTGACTTTGACAGAGTTTACGCTTGACGCTTCGGTAGATGTTGAAATTGGGAAAGAATATGCTATTTATGTGTCGTATGAGCCATCTTACGTCCCCCCTGGATTTGTAGCCAGCTCAACTTATTCAGCAGGTGATTCCACTGATTCTTGCCCGCTGGGGATATTTGTGGAAAATATGGTGTATTCAAGTGCGAATCACTACGGAAACGTAATCAGTGGATTCGCTATGCTTTTTGAGGTTTACGGCCTTCCTGTATTACCCGAAAAGCCAGATTGCGTTACCCCTGCAAGTGGGACGTTAAATGTTCAAGGCAGCGCAGGACTGGAATGGGTTGACCCCGGAAAACTCGAACCGAATTACGCAGAGGGTTTCAGATTATTTTTTGGTCATACCTCGATGAGTTTGGTTCAGATAGGCGGAAATATGACCGCCGCGCAAGTTACAGCGACGGCCAAACAGGTCAATAACGACAACTACTACACGGCTGGTTCAAATTACGCTTGGCGAGTTGACGCTTTCAATGACAATGGGACAACGACGGGCGATGTTTGGACGTTCAATGTTTTTTGGGAAGATTCAGGCGGTGATGGCGGCGACCGTCCGCCAAATACCGACGGCGACACTGACCCCGATGCTGTGGACTATAACGGCGACATAACAACGGCTGGTGGCGGCAGACACACAAGTTATTTAGTGGCCGTTTCGCACAAAACTATTTATATCAGACAGGCATAGAAAGGATTCAAAATGGCAACAATAGTAGGTTTTACAGATGTTTTTGAGGATTTGATATTGAAGCACGTTTTTACCACAACGGGACTAACGATGCCCGATGCAACAAATTTGTGGGTGGGTTTGTCCTCAGCTACCCCCACAGAGGAAACAGGGACACTCAATGGTATTACTGAGCCGACGTTTGCCGTGAGTGCCTATGCCCGCATAGCGGTTGCAAGGGCGACAGGATGGACGGTATCGGCTACCGCGCCGACACAGGTTGTCAATGCGGCAGATATAGAGTTTGCTGTTTGTGCAGGTTCAAACTACCCTGCGAACATTACTTATATTTGCATCTTTGACGATACGCTTGCGCTCTCGGGACGGTGTATCGCTGCGGCTTCCTGCACCTCAACCGCCGTAACAGTAGGTCAACAGGTCAAGATTCTTGCCGGAACACTTAAATTGACGTTGACGTAAAATGGCATACGTAACCCCTGCGACCGTTAATACGATGGTTGGCGCGGCGGCGATAACATCGTCCATAATCAGGACGCCGTTATTCCTGTCCGCCACGATAGCGTCTGCCGCCGATATGCCCGCAAGAGGGACTTCGGCTTGGGCGTATCTGTATTTGTCCGCCACGCCGGCGGCGGCTTCAGCAATGACAGCCAACGGGGTTCTGTATTGGGGATACAGGTATCTATCGGCGACAATGGTTGGCGCGGCGGCGATTACAGCCGTGATTGCTCTTTGGGGCGATAAACGTATATCAGCTACGATTGCGGCGGCGGCAGCAATGACCGCACCAACTATCGTAAACAGGTATATCTCGGCTACAATAGCGTCTGCGGCGGCGATTACGTCGTCTATAATCAGGACGCCGCTATTCCCGTCTGCGACAATAGCGTCCGCCGCCGCAATGCCCGCTCTGGGCACGTCGGCTTGGGCGTATTTGTATTTTTCCGCTACGCCTGCGGCATCCGCCGAAATGACAAATATCACAATTATAGTATTTTTCATTTACCCGTCTGGCGCGGCAGTCGCGTCAAGTTCAATGAGTCCGGCAGTTAGAAATCGCACTCCTTACGATGACATCATATTTACAGGCATCTCTCTCGGTGTCCCTTACAGACCAAACGATTACGATGCCAATAAATTCTGGGATGAGGAAACGCAAACGTGGATTGATTCGGTAGCATTACCCAAACGTGCAGGCGGCAGACAAAAAGAGTATTTAATCGTTGTCGGTTGCGAAACGATATATGTGGGGGGATTGTAATGGCAGACTTAACACTGATTCCTGATAGGGAAGTTACTTATGACCCAGACCAGTTTTGGGACGAAAAAAATAAAACTTGGCTTGATTCAAGGCCGATTGAAACTCGCGCAGGCGGACGGCACAAAAACATACTGATTGCAGTCACAGATAATAACTTGATATATATAGGGGGTTGGTAATATGACCATACCTGCATTAACCTTGATAGACCAGTCACACGGCTTCGATTTGAGTGGCGCAGGCACTACGTTCAACACAGACGGCTACTTGGCCCTTATCCCTGCATTCCAGCAGTGCTTTTTTGCGGACGGGAGACCGTGGACATCGGACATAGACACGACAGGGTATCACAGACTGGATTTCCTTCATACAGTTCTCGTTGGAACAGTGACGGGCGTTTTCACAAAGGGTGAAGTTATCAATCAGGCGACAAGTTGGGCGCAGGCCATTTTCGCCGAAACTATCGGCTTGGGCGCGACGGCACAGCACTTGGTTTACAGGACAACCGAAACGGAGTTTGACACGACTAACCTGATTACGGGTGCGGATTCGGGGGCAACCTTGACACCTACTCCGATTGCCGAAATACAGACCTTGACGCCTTCTATCGCGGCTACGGCTGGCACTTTCACGCTGACTTTTGGCGGCGAAACCACGGCGGCAATCGCATATAACGCCTCAACTGGAGACATAAAAACAGCGTTTGAACTGCTTACGACGATAGGCACAGTCACGGTCGGCGGAACGATATTTTCCGCAGGAACAGGTGGACTCACAATAACATTCGCAAACACATTAGGCAATGTATCAGCGATAACGATAGCGTCGTCAATGACTGGTGCGGGTTCTGTCGCAGTTACCGTCGCCGTCACAGAATCCACCCCAGGGATATTAGGGGTAATATCTCCGCCTCGATGGTTTTCTTGGGACACAGCACCGTCGCTATTGACTTACGACTATGAGGGCGATGTCGATTCGGTAGGGGCTTCGCCGGTAACATTGATAGATGCGTCTTTGGCAACCGAATATCCCACCAACGATTACCTCAATAACTGGTATGTTTACGTCAAGACCGGCACAGGCGCAGGCAGTCGGGCGGTGATAACAGATTATGTGGCTTTGACCGGCACAATTACCGTAGCCGACTGGTTAGACAAGGACGACGTAGCAAGCACCCATCCAGACGCCAATTCAACTTACGGCATAAGCGAAACGGCATTGGAAACCACAGGCGGGATATTCCCTGACGGCGGCTCGAACATCGGCTGTCTTTGCTTTGGCAGGATATTCCTCAATTCAATGCTCAATCCCCATCAATGGTTCTGTTCAAGGGTAAACGAGCCGTATGACTGGGATTCTTCACAGGACGACGTTGCGGCTTCCACGTCAAGCCAAAACTCACGGGCGGGCGAAGTCGGTGACGTAATTACAGCAATGATTTCCTACAAAGACCACTACCTGATTTTCGGGTGCGTCAACGAGGTATGGATACTGCGAAGTGACCCGTTGCAGGGCGGTGTTTTGACTTGCTTATCGAAAGTGACAGGGGTATTCAGTCCTACTTCTTATTGCTGGGACGACAAGAACAACCTGTATTTCCTCGGCACAGACGGCATTTACAAGTTATCCTCAAACGCTATCCTTCGAGGTCAACCGCCGACAAACATAACGAAACAGCGATTACCGAAACTGGTAACGTCGATGGAATTGAATCGCCGGACAGACAGGGTGACTATGGCGTTCGATAAACAGCGGTATGGCGTTCAAGTTTCGATTTCGCAGTATGACGGGACGTGGGGTGTGGCTTTCTGGCTTGATATACGGACGGGCGGGATATTCCCAGACGTATTCCCTGCGGGGACAGTGAATCCATCCTGCCTGTTTTATTTTGACGCTGTAAAGGCATCGGAACGGGGACTGCTAATCGGCGGATACGACGGCTTTGTTCGCAAATTCGACGAGGCGGTCAAAAACGACGACGATGGCGGAGATAGCGAAGAAGCGATAGAATCTTACGCGGCGGTCGGTGCTTTTGTGTCCGGCAAGGAAACTCGCTCAAAGGGTATGCTCGGCGAAGTGGCAATCACGCCGGGCAAGGCCACGGACAGTATCACCGTTGACGTTCACCGTGCGGATAACGCCGATGAACTGATAAACAATATCGAGGCGGATTCTACTCCGTCTGCGACAAAGACCTTCACAGGCGACCAGCCCGGCACAATGCGGGACAAAGTTTCGGACCGGGCAATCGCCATAGTGATAAAAAACCTAAACACCGATGAATCATTCAGTATTGACAGTATTGACGTTGACCTGAAAACATCAGGCAAGGCGAAATAGAAAGGGATTACAATGGGTCGCTATGGTATTTATAACGAAACAACGGCATACAACCAAAATCTTGATTACTGGAAGCAACTTTACGACAAGTGGAATACGATGTATGGCGAGGCCGCACCTGCGCTGAAAACAGCGAGGGACTATTTTGCCGTTGGCGGCGGGTATGGTTACGGCCAGAAGCGGTCTGCGACAAAGAAAATCCAGCAGGGCGTAGCGGCTGATACGATTGCCGGTGTCAATACTGGAATGTCCAGTCTATCTTCAGCAAGAGGTCTGAAAACACGCGCGCAGGACTTGCAGGCGACACAATACAGGAATATCGAGGACAGCCGTGCGCAACTCGGTATGCAGGCGAACTCGCAGTATGTCAATATGATGAACTCGTTCGGTTCGATACTGTCCGGCTATCCGCAGAATTACCCCAGGCCAACGCCCGTGCAAAGTAGCGGCGGTTACGGTGTATCGGGAATCAGTTACCACCCAGACCCGTGGGCGAATAACCCGATAGGAAAAGCTAAACCGCGCGGCGGTTACGGCGGCGGCGGATATGACCCCGGCGGATGGGGCGACAGAACTCAATACAGCGTAAACCGTGGTGTGAACGAATACGATTATGGTGCTGGTACCGTGTCGGGCTATGGCGACCTGCCCAATTACACTGAACCATACAACCCCATAGGTAATGATAGTTTCGACTGGAGCACTTACGAGTAATGGGTAGAGGGCCAAATTATACCGTCGTTCCGCAGGATTGGGACAATCTGGAATACATCATTTCAGATTTGAGCCGGATACTGTCTGCGCAGCTCGATGAGTCCGGCCCAATATCCAGTTACATTCTCGCCAACGGCACACGGGCATTCACCGGCAATCAGTCGATGGGTTCAAAGAAGCTGACGAATGTGCTTGACCCGACTGCCAACCAGGACGCAGCGACAAAAGTTTACGTCGATTCTGCGATTACCGGAATTGGCATAGGCAACTATCTGCCACTTGCCGGCGGGACAATGACAGGGCAGATTGTTTCGACGCTTGCAATCGGAACTTCGCCCTTCGCAGTTACCTCTACCACGGTCAATACTAATCTGAACGCTGATTTGTGGGACGGGTATCAGTTTTCGGACTACCTGAATCAGGCGGCAAAAACCACTTCTTCGCCTGTATTTGCGGGTCTGACCCTTGACTCTCTCTCTGGTGTTCTCAAGGCCACTTCAGGTGTGGTAAGTGCGGCAACAGCAGGCACAGATTATCAATACGGATTACTAACTACTGGAAGATTACCTTTTGCCACTGGCACTCCTGCTACCTTAACAGATACGTCAAAACTTGCCTATTCCACAACTACTAATACCCTGACGATGAACACAGGGCAGTTGGCTATAACGGGAACGAGCAAAGTGGATGGTAGTCGTAGTAATGCCATCGATGTTATTACAGCAACTGGAGGAATAGGTTCAGGTGAAACAGGAATTGGATATGCCGGTGGCGGTTATTCTCTTACTGGCGGACTAGGTGGTTCTGGCACAAGCACTTCGGGCGGCACAGGGGGCAGTTTTTTATTTACCGGAGGAACTGGCGGGGCAAGTGGAACGGGTACAGCAGGTGATGGTGGTAATTTTGCTGCTATAGGTGGATTCATAGGTTCGCCAGGAAGTGGTGGTTCTGCTGGCAATGTCTATCTTGGCCGCACAGCCGCAGGTGTAGAACGTGGTTCTGTCTATATCCAATCTCTCTCCGGCCTCCTCAAAGGCACATCGGGCGTAGTGAGTG